TTAGCACAGCCGATCTTGAAAACTTTCCAATTATATATCGTTGGAGCGAAGACTTTCAAGAGTGGGAATTATTAGACACAACTGATCAAACGTCAGATCGCGGTGTATTATTTGCCGAAGCACGTTATGGTGATAGTGGAGAAACTGGCGATATTGCAGCTTCAATATCAACATTACTAACGTGTGATTATTTAGATCCTGATAGTCCTGATCCATCATTGTATCCAAGAGGCATGCTCCTTTATAACCTACGCAGAAGCGGTGGTAATGTCAAGAAGTTTAGTCCGAACTACATTGATGTAGCACAAGACAACATCAGATTCGACCCGCAAAACACAGGTGGTCAGAGCATGATCGATTATGCTCCACATCGTTGGGTAACAGCTTCTCCAAATAATGAAGATGGTTCAGGAACATTTGGACGCCATGCACAACGAGCAGTAGTCACACAAGCAATGAAGTCTGTAATTGATACAAGTTCAGAGATACGTGATGAAGAAAGACGTAACTTTAACATCATTGCAGCTCCTGGTTATATTGAGTGCATGAGTAACTTAGTTAACTTGAATATCGACCGCGGATTAACATCGTTTGTTATTGGTGATGTACCATTTAGATTACCAGCAGATGCTACTAACTTACTCCGTTGGGGAACTAACGAAAACTTAGCATTTGATAATGGTGATGACGGTATTGTAACATATGACGAATATTTAGGTGTGTTTTATCCATCAGGATTTACAACAGATTTAAGTGGAGTTAATGCTGTTGTTCCATCGAGTCACATGATGCTCAGAACAATTGCATTAAGTGATCAAGTTTCGTATCCATGGTTTGCACCGGCTGGAACACGTAGAGGCGGTATCACAAATGCTACTTCGGTAGGTTATATTGATTCACAAGAAGGCGAGTTCCATGTTGTTACGTTAAATGAAGGACAGCGTGATACATTGTACGAAATGAAGATTAATCCGATTACATTCTTTAACGGAATTGGTTTAGTCAACTATGGACAAAAGACTCGTGCAAGAAATGCAAGTGCATTAGATCGTATTAATGTTGCACGTTTAATTGTTTACTTACGTAGTCAGTTAAGCAAACTTGCAAGACCTTACATCTTTGAGCCAAATGATAAGATTACTAGAGATGAAGTTAAATTAGCAGTTGAAAGTTTACTTCTTGAACTAGTTGGCTTAAGAGCGTTATATGATTTTGCTGTTGTATGTGATGAAAGTAACAACACACAAACAAGAATTGATCGTAACGAGCTTTGGGTTGATATTGCAATTGAACCTGTTAAAGCTATAGAATTTATTTATATCCCGATTAGGGTTAAGAACACAGGAGAAATTTAATATGTCAATTACATCATTAAATAATTACGGAGTATTTACATCACAAGGCACTCAAGTATTACTAATGCCAAAGATGAAATATCGTTTTAGGGTTACATTGTTAAACTTTGGAGTTGAGAACTCTTTAGAGTTAACAAAGCAAGTTGCTGATGTTACTCGTCCGAAGGTTGGCTTTGAAGAAATTGGGTTAGACGTTTATAACTCAAAGATCTGGTTAACTGGAAAGTACACTTTTGAACCATTTACACTCACCTTGCGTGATGATGCAAGTGGACAAGTTCAAAAGCTAGTCGGACAACAAGTACAGAAGCAATTCGACTTCATGGAGCAAGCATCCGCTCGAAGTGGTATCGATTATAAGTTTTCATCAAGAATCGAAATACTAGACGGTGGTAATGCAACATTGGAGCCACAAGTGCTTGAAACTGTAGAATTTTACGGTTGTTTCGTAAAAGACGTTGACTACGGTGATTTGAAGTATGACGGTAATGAAGCTGCAACAGTAGCATTAACCATCCGTTATGATAATATGCTTCAATTTGCAGCTGGACAAACAGCAACATCGCCAGCAGGCGGGATTGGTGCATTAGTAGGTCGTGCAGCAGCATCACAAGCAACAACTGGTTCGGGTAGTTAATAACTTGTAACTTAGTACAAACAATAGAAAAAGCCTGGGAATAAAAACCCAGGCTTTTTTTTTGGATAAATAGTTATATGGCAAATAAATTATCAGGATTCTTAAACGGTGTGGTATCGGGTGCAACTAATCCTAAAGGAATATGTGCGAACTGGAAACATGCAACACGGTTGTTCGTTGACGATACATATCGGCTATCTCCTCGAAATAAGTTTCTATTTTATGTGCATTTTGATATAAATCCAGATGCATTAAAAGCCGGAACATGGGATGCACAAACACACGGACAAGAACTAGGAATGTTAGTTAAACGTGCAACCCTTCCTAAAATTTCGTTCGAAACAGATGTAAAAAATCAATATAATAGAAAAAAAATAGTACATAAGACTGTAAAATATAATCCTGTACAAATTGCATTACACGATGATAGTAATGCAGTTGTGACATCATTGTGGGCATTATATTATGGATATTATGCAAGAGATCGACATCATCAGCAAATGCAATATTCGTTTGATCAGTATAGCGACACACTGGATAAACAATTTGGATTAGATAATAATGTTGGAACAAGTGGTGAAACTCGTCCGTTTTTTAATTCGATCCAAATATTTACAATGAGTAGACAACGGTTTATAGGGTATACATTAGTCAACCCAAGAATAACAGACTGGGTATCAGGCAATGCAGATTATTTCGAAAGTGATACTATTGAAAGTTCGATGACGTTAGAATATGAATCAGTATTATATTCAAGCGGAAATGTAGCAGAAAATAATCCAAAAGGATTTGCAAATCTACATTATGATGCCGAACCGAGTCCATTAACAGTAGCAGGCGGCGGAGTAGCAAATTTGTTAGGCGAAGGCGGAGTATTAGATGGAGCAAGCTCAATATTAGGAGATGTTGCAAGTGGAGCAGCATTTGAAAATCCGGCATCGTTTTTAAGCACAGCGATCAACGCAGCAAATACAGTAAAGAATGCACAAAACTTATCATTGGATAATGTTAAAGGCGAATTATTAGGCAGAGCCGGAAATATTGCTGCTGGGGCATTAGTACCAATGGCATTCACCGCAGCAGGTAGTGCAATGAATGCAGTTAACGGAATGTTCCCTACAGCAGCCGAAGGAACAACTGATGCAATACCTAAATCAATGGGCGGAGCTTCTGCAAGTTTAGCGGCCGCCGAAGCAGCACACGCAGTAAATACTAGAAGTAATCAAACAGCATCGTTAGCAGCCGCCGAAGCAACAACAATACCAAAACCAATTAGTATGTCGGCTGCTGTATCACAACAACCAAGTACATTAAATATAAATATTTACAATACAAACGGATCAATTAAATAATGGCTACGAATTTACCATCTACTCCATCGGAAGATAGTGCCGATAAAACAAAATTAATGTTTAACGAGTACGGATCAACACAATATGAATTTAATGCTATGGAAGTTGACTCTACCTTGGCATTTTTTCAAAAACGGGGATTTAAAAATGACGCTGCTAATTCTGTTGCAATGGTATTATTAGTACAAGCAAAGATTGAAAAAATATCAGTAATGTCTATATTGGATTCGATTAAAAATACTGATGATGTACAATTGAGTATTTTTGTAAGTCAGGTTTTAAATGCTAATAGAGTACAAACAAGTACATTAGGATTTAGAGCAGAAGTAACAACAACAAATCAAACTAGAAATATTATTGAATAATGGGAAAATTTGCGCAAGGCAAATACAAAATAAAAAATCCAGAAAAGTATGTCGGCACGAGATTACCAACATATCGTAGTTCGTGGGAAATGGTATTTTGTAAAATGCTTGATGAACATCCAGGTGTACAAAGTTGGGCAAGTGAAAGTATAAACATCCCCTATCGTGATCCACTGACGGGCAAGCAAACAATTTATGTTCCAGATTTCTTTATTGTGTATGTTGACAAAAATAAAAAGAAACATGCAGAACTAATTGAAGTAAAGCCAGACAGTCAAACAAGACTTGAATCTGTTGGAAAAAGTAGATATAATCAAGAGCAATATATTAAGAATATGGCCAAATGGGAAGCTGCAACTGCGTGGTGTAAGCAAAAGGGAATTAAATTCAGGGTAATTACCGAGCATGATATTTTTCACCAAGGGAATAAACGGAGATAAGTACACGTACTATGACAAAGAAACTAGAAACGCTTTTTAATTTAGATAATGAAGTACCAGCTCCGCCAATATCAAAACACGAAGAAATACAAAGTGTTAATGATAGTTTAGTAGCAGTAAATGAAATTGCAGAGTCGTTACCTTCGATTAGGGAATTAAATAATTTAGGTGATAAAGAATTAGACGACTTAGCAAACAAAGCAGAATTAGCATATGATGAACTAATGGACTTAGGTATGAATGTCGAAGTCCGTTACAGTAGTCGTATATTTGAAGTTGCTAGTTCAATGTTAAAAAGTGCAATTGATGCCAAATCATCCAAGATAGAAAAAAAACTTAAAGCAGTTGACTTACAATTAAAAAAATATAAAATCGATGCCGATCATTCATCTGATCCTAAAGACATGATAAATGGTGAAGGATTTGTTGTTACTGATCGCAACGAGTTGATGAAAAAATTAGGCAAAAAAGACTAAATATTATATAATCACTTAACGATCGAGACGAAATATGAAAACACTAAATGAATATTTAACAGAAAACAAAAAAGTTTATAGTTTCAAAATCAAAATCGCAGGAGAAGTTCCGAAAGATTTTGAAGCAGATGTAAAACAAAGTTTACAGCGAGTTAATGTTCTAACATTTGAAAAAGTTAAAACAACTCCGATTCAAAAAACCCCTCTAGATTTTCCAGAATTATCTAATGCTGAAGTTACAATTTATAATGTGATTTTAGAATATCCAATTACAGCTCCAGAAATTATTAAGGATATTAAAGACACTGGGTTAGATGAGGAATATTTTAGAGTACGTGGAGCAAGCGAACCGTCAGAAGTAGACGAGTTAATGAAACAAGATCACGAAGGCGAAGCTATTCTTAACGATCCAGATTATAAATCAGATAATACTGAAATCAAACAAGAAGAATTAGCAGGGCCAGAATTTAATAAGGGGTTCTTGCAAGACTTAGCAATTGCAGCAGACGAGCGCAAAAAAGCATTAGGCGAACCGTGTAAAAACGATCCCGATGTTTTAGGATCGCACGAAGCTGAAAAAATAGATAAAGCAGGTGTTAAAAGCGCCATAGGGAGTAAGTAAATGGATTTTAATAAACTAATGAACACAATGCGCGAGCTTGATGGCGTAACACAACATGCAACAAATGAATCAGGTGGCATGATGCCAGGTATGCCCACAATGGTAAACCCAGAGCCTATGGAATCATCTAGTCCAGAAGTTCCGCCAGTAAG